CACAATAAATTCAATGTCTTGTTAGGCCGCGAAGAAATGTCGCTGTTTGCTGCGAGAGAGGCCTATTTGGCTGAATATAAACCGCGGCCGGTGTATATATCGGAAAAAACGGGGCTGCGGAAACATGTGATTGTTGCGGGGGTTGTCGTGGCATGTGGCGTCTTTATTTATCTTTATTGGCCGCGCGAAACATAAGTGCTTAGTTTCTTCTTTTCCTGCGAGACGATCTTTTATTTTTTTTCGATGTATAACGCCGTCTCGATTTACCAGCTTTTTGTCCCTCTAATGTTTTATTTGCTTCAATTAGATCTCTAGCTTCATTTAGTTCTCTAGTAAAACGGGCTTTTTGTTCAACTAATCTAGATAATGCCGAAACTTTTGCTTCATATTCGGCACTACCACGGGCTTTTTGTTCAACTAATCTAGATAGTTCTTCAGTAAATTTTTCTATTTGTGCTTCAATTGTTGATATTTCTGTTGGTAGGACAGATATTTTAAGGTTTGCATTTTTTATTTTTATTTGGTAATATCTATTGTTTCTTAAATCTTCACCTTCTTCTGACAAAGACCTTTCTCTTTGAATGTGTCTACCTCTCTCTTCTCTATCTGCATAGAAAGAAGATGCGGATCTATCTCTACGGGAAGACGCCGGTGCGGATGCGTATGCGTATGCGGATGAGGATGCAGATGCGGATGATGTTGATCTCTCACTCGATCTTGATCTCTCTCTCGATCTTGATCTATCACTACGGGAATACTCAGGTGCGGACGCGGATGTCCTTCTCTCCGGTTCTCTCCCCCTATCTCTTTTGTCGCCTTCAGGCATATTTAAAGAAATTCACTATTAATAATAATTACCTTATACTATTTCTAGAGAATATATAGCCAACTATAAATAAAAATCAAACGCAACTATAAATAAACATGCGCATTGAAATCATTCTTTTTCTCATTGCTGCTGCGATTATTCTAAATATTTATACCGAGGGAAAGTTGCTAAAAAAGGCCCTCTCCTTCAAAAAATATTACCAAATGATCGGTGTCGCTCTCGGCGCATTTGCCCTCTATTGGCTTATCAAGAAAAACCCGCTTCGTGCTAAAGAAATGTTGGCGACATCGAATGATTATATCAAATATTTACCAGTGGATCGCAATACATCCGATATATTATCTCCCATTCTCGATTTTACCTCAAAACATGCGTTTTCCGGTGGAAATAGTTCAATGAATTATCCAGTTCACCCTATGAACAATATGATGATGGATCCTGTAACCGGTACTGGCGGTGGCGCTGGTGCTGGCGGCACATCTGATTCCTCCGATCCTTACACCCGCCGTCTCATGAACTCCGGAAAAAAACCGACGAAACGTTCCGTCAGTGAAACCAAGAAGAAATTCGTCGCCGCTAGACAAAACTGGAAATGCGGGGATTGTGGCGAACAGCTTTCAGCCTGGTTCGAGGTCGACCATAAAATCCGGCTAGAATATGGCGGCAGTAATCATATAGATAATTTAGTGGCCTTGTGTCGCGAATGCCACGGGAAAAAGACGACCATTGAGAACTTGTAATATAGGCCAATAACGCAGTCAAAATATATATGATGATATAATAAAAATGGAGAATAATGGAACCACAGGTGTAATAGGTTCAATTTTAAAACGTATGCAAAAACCTCTCGGTATTGTCGGACTTATTGTCTATATTTCCGTTATTATGTATTATGCATCCGCCGACCCCGAAGCCTTGCAAGGCAAAGCCTACCTGTATTTGTTCTTGCTCGTTATACCAAGCATTATCGGTTCAGCGATCATCATCACTGCTGGCAATTCTGAAATATCATACATGAGTTTCGGTCTTGTTGCAGCCGCAATTCTCATCTTCATTGGCATCTCGTATGGATATACCCACTTATCGGGCATCTATTTGTCAGCCGCCACCTATTTAGTCAATATTATCACGATATTGATTGTCATTGTCGGTTTAGCCATCTTATTTTTCACGACCATTAACAATTTAGAAAAACAAGAGGGATGGACGGGGTTTGTCATTCAATTTATCTTCTATATTCCCTGTCTGTTTGCCGATTTTATCCAATTTATGCTGGCGCAGTATAAACTAACTCCCAATATTGTCTTTGTACTTTTCATTATAGAAATCATTCTTATTTTCCTGTATTTTTATTTGCCCACCGTCATGGCAAAAACATTTGTGCAAAACGGGTTACTCTTGGTAGATACGCCCATGTTTCTCGATAGCAAGTCAACCGTTGCAACGGCCAGCCAAATCGCCATCCCGTCAAACACCAATACGATCGTGGATTATTCATCAATGAATTCGTCGTTTAGAGTAAATTATGCCATTTCAATGTGGATATTTGTCAATCCGCAAGCGGCATCTTCAGCTGCCTATTCAAAAGATACAGAAATCATGAAATATGGTATCAATAGTTTTGTAAAACCAAGTATTTTTTACAATGGAACAACTAATTTATATACATTTTATTTCGTACAATATCCCGACACCACACCTTATGACGTGAAAAATCCTAACATGCGATATAAAGTATCTATGCCAATGCAAAGATGGAATCAAGTGGTCTTCAATTATACGCGCGGAGGCGTAGATCTCTTTATCAACGGGAATTTAGAAAGATCGTTCCCATTTAGCGGCGTGGAAAGAGTACCCACCTATACGATTCAAGACATGATTACGGTGGGGTCCAATAAAAATGGTCTAGATGCTGCCATCTGCAACATGGTCTATCACAACGTCCCTCTCACCAAGACACAGATTGCTAATTCCTATAGTATTTTGCGATTCAACAATCCGCCAACATTGTCGATCCATCGATAATTTCATAGACAAAATGTATATGGATAATATACATAGGATAGTTGTCGAATCATAAACATGAACTACACCACTGTCATTTTATTTGTCGTCATCATCATTCTTCTTTATATCCTCTATAAATATTTCACTACAAGCGTTTCTACATTGTCGACGAGTGCTAGTTTAAAAGTATCCAATCCGAAAATTACCAAACTAACCAATCCGACAGCAACGCGATACGCATATGGTATATGGGTCTTTGTCAATACGTGGGATACTAGTAATACAAAATCGATTTTTTCTCGCGCCGATAACATAAATGTCTATTTGGATACAAACACGCCAACGTTGCATTGTGGTATGACATTGTTAAATGGAACAGTACAAGACATTATCATTACAAGCAATTTTCCTATACAAAAATGGACATATATCACTGTAAATGTCGATGGCCAATTTGTGGATTGCTATTTAGATGGAAAATTAGTAATTTCTACCAAACTAGCCAGTGTTGCAAAGACACCGGGGGATAGTGGAGAGACTGGTGCACCAGTTGTTCTTGGAAATACAGGTGGAGGTTTTGACGCGTTTGTTGCCGGTTTCCAAAATTGGGCTACTCCCGTTGGACCTCAGGAGGTGTGGAATGCTTACATGGCCGGCAGTCAGTCAGGGTATTCCTTGAGCAAGTTGTTTGGCTCCTACAATGTCGATATTTCCTTGTTGAAAAACAATGTTCAACAAACCAAGTTTTCGATTTTCTAAGGTGGTAAAAAATTGAATTGATTTTGGTCCGAGAAATCATTGTATAAAAGCCTCTCCTCTCCATTATCTTTTCCTTAACAAACATGAACGGATTCTTCTTTGTCGTCATTATCCTTATGATAACATTTCATGTCGTGAGATCAAATCATGTATATCATTGCAGTAGCAGGAATAGGAGATATAGTTCTTCCCCACACGACTACCGCACGATCTTGCAAGATCGAAATCTTGCAAGGATACGCAGCAGTGATTCATTGAATATATTAGGCTCCGATCATTATGGTTATGACGGAGCATACAATCGAGACATGTGTCGCTATATGGATACACATGTCTATATCAAAGGGGCAAACAGGAATCTACCCGTATCAGAATCGGTCAAGCGGGGATTCATAGAGGAATACTTTGTGAGAATCTACACTCCCGTGAACTTTCCGCTCACGTATCGCAAAGAGGGTGTCTACATTGATGGGAATAATACCAATTTTGATAAAGTGTTGTCGCGATATTATTTCAAACATTGTGCGAAACCGAATTTTAGTCCAGTGGGCGTATTCATCTTCTGCATCTTCTTCATTATCTTCTTTATAGGACCGGCTATTCTATTTAGCGTTTGTCATCGATAAAGTATTGTGATTATATTGTTATCTGTGTAAAATCGCCTCGCTTCGCTTATCTATTTCTACAAACTCGAGTACATTTTTTGCTATACGAGCCTTGTTCTCTGCAATCGACTTTCCGTTACCCGCGCCCAAAACACTATTCATGATGAGCAAACTATGCTCTTTTTTCTCTTCTGATTGCAAGTAATCCGGATTCTCGCGATGCCAAAAACTACACTGTTGTGACACTTTGTGTGCCACATGTGTGACCAATTTGTGCAAGAGGGGATGTTCCGACGTTTCCTTTTGCCATTCGTTGTTTTCGCGGACATAGACCGTCTCGCGTTTGATATCGGAACAATGAATCGGTCGTTTATAGATGCCCAATTCATTGAACTTGTCTGCAATGATCTGATAGTTGCCCATGATGAACCCTTTTTCCACCACTGTTTGTAAATCATCCAATGTTAGGTGGAGAGATTGGATAAAGTCACTTATATTGACGGCATCTTTGCATTTATCATTTAAGAAAATGTTGAGATTGAAATGATTATTGTTGTTATTGTTGTTGGTCGTAAAATTATTGGGCTGAATATTCGAGACAAACTCAGTCAACTGTTCTTTGACATCGGTTTTGACATCGGTTTTGAACTGGATGACCTGATCGGACAATTCGGCATTCTTTCTCAAGACGTGTTTCAAGAGGGCGATGATTTGGGCATTGAGACCGGGTTCGCCGTCGTATTCGATAAACTCTCCTTCGTACTGGTGTGTATTCGTATTGGGCTCGTCGGTCGTTTCGACAAACGAGTTTGTATATTCTTGGGGGGTGTTTTCGTTTGTATAAACGTCTTCATCGTATAAAGTTGTTGGTTGACCTGTGATTACATGATAATTCGAGGTGGTTTGCTTGCGTTGTTGACTTTGTTCTTTGCATTTCTTTTCGTGATACCAATGACTACTTCTTGCAACATAAGATTTATTACATATCTTGCAGACAAACAGTGAGGAATTTTTTAGATTTTCGAGAGTTATGGTCTCGACGACTTTTTCATTCGATGCTATTCTATTTTGATGTTTACGTGTAGAAAGGTGTTTGGATAAATCTGTATTTCGTCTGCATATATAGTGACATAATGTACATTTAAAAAATTTGTCGTTTTTGAACGACTTTTTCATTCTATACATATAGAATAGAAAAGTCGTCTAAATCTTTGCCGAATCAAAAATCCGAAAATTTATGCAGTCAAGTTAAAATCATAATTTTGGTAATTAGCCCGTATACGAGTGAACACGATTTTTTCGCAAAATTCTCCGTAGCTTTTTTGGATTTTGGACATTTATAAATGTCCAATTTTGAAAATTGCGGCCTACTTTTGTTGGAAAAAATCAAAAGGGTACAAATGAACGACTTTTTCCATTCTATCGTTCGTTGATTTGTCGTTCGCGTCGAGTGCAATAATTTACACTATTCTCGAACATGTATTACCATATATGGTGCGAAACTATCATAACCAATGAATATAGAATTTTACGACTTTTTCATTCGAAAAATATAGAATGGAAAAAGTCGTCGTGTTTTCTTTGAAAAAAGTATGCAGTCAAGTTAAAATGATAATTTTGGTAGTTTGCTCGTATACGAGTGGACTCGATTTTTTCGCAAAATTCTCTGTAGCTTTTTTTGGTTTTTGGACATTTATAAATGTCCAAATTTGAAAATTGCGTCCTACTTTTGTTGGAAAAATCAAAAGGGTACACCCACCACAGACAAAAGGGCGCTATTTAGCTAGTATATGGTAACGAACCGACATACATATATCATCATTACTGACTCGATCATGCAGTACTGCGCTTTTTCGGCGACTTTTCGGTTCAATCGCGGTTCAAAAAAGCGTCACCGAGTGCAAAAATATGCGTCAAAAATCATATATACAATGCATATATGATGTGTCATGTAACGGTGCGTAAAACTGGCGACTTTTCGGCGATTTTTCCGTTCAATCAGATTGAACCAAAAAAGTCGCCGAAAAAACGCGGATGAAAAAGTATGCAGTCAAGTTAAAATCATAATTTTGGTAGTTTGCTCGTATACGAGTGGACTCGATTTTTTTACAAAATTCTCCGTAGCTTTTTTGGATTTTGGACATTTATAAATGTCCAAATTTGAAAATTGCGTCCTACTTTTGTTGGAAAAAATCAAAAGGGTACTATCGACCACAGACAGAAAGGTACTTTGTAAATGTGTTTGGAAATGAAATCCAATATATAAAGAATTTCATTTACTTAGAAAATAGCTAACATGATAGCTGGTTAAATACAAACTTGAAACTTGGCATACATTTAAAATAGTATATTATTTTCTACGTTTATATGTTTTTTTTCGGGAAATCTTATATTTTCTTTTTGATTTTTTTGCACGTTTAGATTTACTATTTTTGTATCTTGATGATCGTTTATTGCCTCCATAAGAAACAACCCTTGTCATTTTAATATTTGTATCAATAGTGAATTTTTTACCATCGTACACTTCCCAATAATCACTTTTTGATGATGGAGTTGGTGAATTTGTTTTCCAACGCGCTATAATACTCTCATTATCTATACTCAAGTAAGCATTTGGTATTTCATGTTCTTTACATACTACCCAGTATGGGTGGATAAAACAAAGCCATTTTCTATTTTCTTCACAATAATATGTGTCCGAATTCTGATCAAAGTTTATATTATCACCAAAATCGTCTTTTATATCTACTGTTGGTTCTAATAGTTTTTTTTCATAATCGCCATTTATTTCAGATTGTTTTCCAGTTGCGCCTTCAATACTATAACGAACAACTTGACTCTTAGTTACTTCATGACCATCTATATCATCTGTATCTACCGCGGCATATTCTTCGCCATCATCTAGTGTAACCTTTGTTCCCTCAGCACTCATTATTTAGTTATATCATATGATTATATAATTTTTATTCTAAATATTTTATAAAAATTGAGCATTGCATAATTTACACCAATGAAGATTTAAATCCGCCCACACAATGGACATTTTAATTCATTTATCGGTAACGTTGTTTTTGAACACTATCTGCACAAAGTGCGGATTACAAACTTCAAAGGTGTAAAATAACAAACTATGGTTAACAAAAATCACTATTTTGTTCCAAACAACCATCAATTGCGCATTTCAAGTCTGCAATACGCCTCTTCCACCAATTCCACGCACCCACTTGTTTCTCATGCAATTCATCCGGATTTTTTAACAATCGCCTACATTCAATGATAGCATCATCCCATGTTTCCACCAATATAAATGGATGATTTTTCTCGTAAAAGAAACACACATCCAGCTCCGCCCTGGGTCCGGCAATGACAGGCAATGCTCCTGATATAATAGCCTCGTATATACGAAAACAATTATGACTATGGTTTCCCTTGCCAACAGGAACAAAGACACTTTCTTTGTAAATTTCGTACATTTCCGGTTTGTCTACTCCGGATCGAAATACATACTCTCCCAATTCGGAACTAGTAAATCGATCGCGCATAATCTCCCGATCATTTCCGCACAACCATCCAACATTCCCGATAAACGACCACACATATTTCCGATCCATGCTTTTCTTTGGAAAAGAAAGAGTATGAAATGCTCCGCGAATCATATTGTTTGTGTATCCAAGAGGCGCGCATGCTACATTGGTATATTGAGACAAATTATGATGAGCATGATGATAATGACGTATCAACAATTTTGTATGCCTAGATATATCATTATAATGTGTATCTTGTCCCCATTCATCCGATAACATAATAGTAATCATGGGTTTCATTTTCTGAACAAGCCAATTTATTTTTATACTATCAATCCAATTTGTAGAAAATACAATCGCGCATGTTTCAGGAGAGATTTCATGTTTATCCCAATATTCTTGGAAAGAATCTGTGCCATGATCAAAATACCACGTTGCTTCGGGATGCGTAATATTATAAAAACGACTCTTTGGAAACAACTCGTATCGAATAAAATCATTCTCCCAACCAATATCAGAGGACAAATAAATAACCGGTATAGTATGATTATCCATATATAAATAATTGTGTATATATTACAATCTTTATGTCTCTATGATTGGAAATAAATGATTTCTCATGAAATAGAATATCGCGGCGATATATAGAAGAAGACCTTGGATGAATTTTCAACAACCTATTGGAGAACAAATTCAAAAAATGGATATACAGGGAAAGATGGGAGAAACAGTAGATGCCGCCAAAGAAGCCGCTGCAGGTGCTTATGGAAATTTCTCAGAAACCGTTGCCAATACGAAAGAATCCGTAACCAATGCTCTAGACGAATTTTCCGGAAAATCTTTGGGTGAAGCAGGTCAAGATTTTTTGCAAACCAATACCATCATTGCAAAATTCGTATTTCTTATCTTGGTCGTGATTGGGTTTATGCTTCTATTGAATTTAGGCGTTTTGATCATGGGATATTTCACCTCTCCACCATCGAGTCCGTATGTCATTTCCGGACTCATCAATGGCAATAATAGTGCCCTGATTCCACAAGATCCCAAGAACAAAACATCCGTGCAAGTCAATCGCTCCAACAATCAGACGACAGGCTTAGAATTTACGTGGTCTGTTTGGCTACAAATCAACGATATTGCATATGGAAACGCCACGCGTTATCAACACATTTTCAACAAGGGGGATCAATCGTGGGATAGTTCAGGCGTAGCAAAAGTCAACAATGGTCCAGGATTGTATTTAGACTGTTGTAGCAATTCCCTTCACGTCGTGATGAGCACAGTAAAAACATCCAACCCCATGGAAACTGTAGATGTGAGCAATGTTCCGCTCAATAAATGGTTCAACTGTATGATTCGAATGGAAAATACCGTGATGGATGTTTATATCAATGGAACCGTCGCATCGAGACTTGTTATGAAAAATGTTCCCAAGCAAAATTACAACGATGTCTTGGTTTGTCAACAAGGAGGATTCTCGGGATCACTCGCCGATTTACGATATTTCGATCATGCCCTCTCTGTAATGGACATTAATAGTGTCATTGTAGCCGGTCCAAATACAAATTCGGCCGGTTTAGGATCAAGTTATACCTCTCTCGGATATTCTTACTATTTATCCAATTTGTGGTATGCTTCAAAAACATAATAAGTATTCTAACAATAGTACAAATAGAGGAATGGGGGATAACAATTGTAAAGGTATACTGGAAACTCGTCGGCGCCTCAATAATTTAAACATACCTCCATCGAGGTTTTCATTGGTATCACCCTACCCGCAATATACCGAAGATCAGTTGAATATGCGACGAAAAGCTGAAGTGTTACAATACAGAGGAAATCAACAAAATACAAAAACAAATAGTTTAACAAAGGCAGAACGATGGGCGCAGCTCGTAAATGGCAATTATCAAAGCCGATATATATCGCAACACGCAGTCGCTGCATTGACACCACAAAATAATTCATCATTGGTATGTCCATATGATGAAATTATTGCGACACCGACATCATCCAGTGATGTTCCTGGGCCAGTAGTTTATCTGCATCTTGATCCAGCAGTCCCTCTATATAATTACAGTTCAGGCAACATTCGATCCTATTCCGAATTCAATCAGACCAATGTTCAGCCATGGAATCTCTATGTACAGAATAATTTGGCAATTACGACAGATCAAACCAGTAGATTTGGAACTACTAACAATATCATTACAACCGACATTAGCAATACTGCATTTACCATTGCCATTCGAAATATTGATCAAACCTCTTATATCTTTTCAATCGTCATGCCATTGGCCATCTATATCGATGGATTCGGTTCTAACTATGCTACCAATACGTCGGCAAAAACAATGAGCGTTTCTATTACCAATGTTTTTCTTACAGTTTTTTACAATGGTTCACCCATTTCACCAAGAAGTGACTATGTTTATTCACCACCGACCAATCTCTCATCCATCGCGATTGATCCAACGTCCATCCCAAAAATGACACCCTTTAATGCACTTCAATTTATAGGAAACTTGACTATATCGAATATCAATTTATTAACACAACAAGGATACGTCTATGATTTTTCCTTGAAATTCACTCTTTCTATTACAAACACTTCGTTCAATACAATAAGCAGTGCGAGTGTTCTTTGTAATTATAGTGCATTGTCGAATGCTTCGCAACAAACCAATTGTATAATTACATCTACACCTTCCACTGATGTGATCCAGCCATTGGATTTTATGGGCGTGTAATAAAATAGGTAGGCATGTAAAAAATTGAAATGATGTTGTCTTTGTCAATCACAAGACAATATCGAACCGCAACAAAAATGTCTATTTTACCAAACGAAATTCAAGAGAAGACGTTGGCGAATGGAAAAACCTTCCGCATCTACCGCTATTTAGATAAGCGCATTGTCCATCGTCTTTGGGATGCTCAGATCCTCGAATGGAAGAGGGGGTATGGTGGCCCATGTTGTCAATATCTAAACGAGTATGCTCTCGTGTATGGTGATCGGTTGGATGCGTTCACTGGCCTGATTGACCCCGAAACCCATGAGTTTCAAGGATCCGTCCTGACTTTATGGCCAAGGTCTGTCGATGTGATCGAACTAGAAACGGATAAAGACAACTTTATCGATGTCTTGCACTATGCATCGGGACGCGTTGTTCATATTGACATGGAAGGCAAGGTCTTTGATTGGCCGACTGGATACGACGGGCCGTGTAGCGAGTATACAGACGTGAAAACCTACAATGATAGTCCAAGCAAAGACATCTTTACAGGTACGGTCGATCCAAAGACCCATTTGCGCCAAGGATTCGGAAAGCGCCGTTACTTTAATGATCCCGATGCGCCTCCTATGCCAAATGGTTGGCTCAATCGTAGACATGAAAATTTGAATTATATGTTTAGTGGTCACTTTGTAAATGGCGAAATGGCAGGTGAAGGAACCATGATATACATTAATAATTCAGCGCATAGAGGAACATTTGACAAGTATGGCATTCGAAAGATTCATCCAGTCGCATGTGAAACCATGTATGAAGGACAAGCTACCAAAGCCAACACCGTGAACATCCTCTCCTGTCCATCCATCATGCTTCCTGCATCCATTCGGTTTAATAATGATAGTGGCGCCGATATTTTGGAATACCACGATGGACGCGTTCTCACCTTTTCCGCCAAGGGCAAGCGAACATTCTCGAAAGCATCAAAGTATCAATAAAAGAATCAAAGAATCAAAGAATCAAAGAATCAAAAATAATAATGTTTAGGGAATATATAGAAAAGATCATGGAAAATGGACGAATGATGTTGTTGCACGCCGTAGTAATCGGCATTTTGTTATACATTTTTATGTTTTTTATTCTTGGCCAAACACAAACTATGGCTGAAAACAGAAGTATTCTATTGGCTGCTTTGGTACTAGTGTATATGATTCTATTTGGTCATGGGTTACCCAAGTCAATCAACAGAAATTTGTTTTAAGAGCTATCGCATTGTAAGCAGCTATTGTATATTATTAGAATAATTATAATAATATAGTGGTAATGACACGGTCAAACTAATAGGTAGGATTCGACTCGTACTGATGGTTTTGATTGGACATGTATGAATTTTGCGTAAATGTAGGGTTCAAACACATTTTTTGCGTGGGGTACACTTGACCGGACAAGCACTGGTCTTGTTCATCAACATCAATACATCCCCGTCTGCCTTGGTATTCACCGACCAAACACCAGCCACGTTTTCCTGCAGTAATAGGTTGTTGAATGGGATTACCATAATCATCTGCCTTGGGCGGATTGTTCGAAATGCGCGAACGATTGAGTGCAGCGTCTAAATTTTGTTTCAATGGACCGCCAATTGCTCCAGCTCCGGCTCCGCCAATCAGATTTCCAACGTCGTGAACAGTTCCATTGGCAATATCTAAACCAACCTTTGCGGTATTTGTTACAACATCTGCAGAACGGTTCAAGACACTTCCTACAGTGTATCCAAACAATCCCAAGATTTGTCCAACAATCGGACCAAAAATAGAAGTAATCGTTTGTACAGTATTTCCGGCAATCAATACAAGATTTATTCCTAAAAACGATAAAACGAGCAATACGACCAAGATTATAATAATGGCATTTTGATTGGTAAACATAGAAGGTCCCGATTCAGCACTGTTACTATTGCCAAAGCCCATGTTCATTTGCGGAAGTTTAGGGATAGTTGGACCGCCAGTATTTGTATTTTCTTGGTATGCATTCATATTTGAATTACGTCTTCTCTGTAATACGATATCGTAAGAAATTTATCTCGTCGTATTGAAATATCTGCGTATTTCGTTCAAGAATGAATAAAAATGTATAAAAGTATAACAATAACACTACAGTTTATTGCAATGAACATGTTTAACTTTATGGAAACGTTTTTCTTTATTAGTTTAGGAATCACCTTTATTTTGATCTTATTGTTGGTATATCACTTTAAACAGCGCATTTTGGCTGTTGAACAAAAGGGCGATACGTTGTTTGAGATTATCAATAATTTGATTATGGAAACGAGTACACTCAAGCAATATATTCGATCATTGCCCATGTTTTTCAATAGAGGAGGACCTGTTGAATCGCCGCAAAATACAGTGATTATGCATCAGCATCGTCCAGTCCAACCCGATCAGGACGAGGACGAAGACGATGAAGAGGAAGAGGATGAGGAAGACGATGAGGAAGACGAGGAATACGATGAGGATGAAGAGGACGTGGAGGAAGATGATGAGCCGAATCCAAAAATCGTTGTTTCTGACGACGAGTATGGATCCAATATTGAGATGGAGATTAACGAAATGAGCGAATTTTTAGCTACCATGAAAGACAACCAAGCACTAGAAGAAGAACAAGAAGAAATTGGCGCATTGAATCTCGACGAACTCGAATTGCAAGAGGATATGGTCGAAGAAGCCGAGACCAACGTTGAAATGGAAGATGTCGAAGAGATTGAAAACGTTGAAGAAACCGTATCTGAGATCAAATCAGAAAAACTACAAAATACTTCATCTGTGAACGAAGATGACACAACAAAGAAAACGGTGGATTTAGGAATAGTACCCGATTATCGCAAAATGTCGCTCTCCGAATTAAAAACCGCCGTCTTGGCAAAATCATTGGCCCAAGATGTCAGCAAAATGAAAAAGAATCAGCTATTGCAATTGTTGGGAATGTAATAGACCTACCCCCCCTCAGGAAGATTACACATATATCACCTTTAGCAGTTCGATCTTCATCGGCGTAAAAGCATACAATAAAATACCGGAATAGTATAACCTAACTATATACAGTAATAGATCGATATATAGAATGAGTATTCACAGTGTTTATCCCCTCCCCGACGTCTCGAGATACACATCTTCCAAAGGATACACTACCAACAATCAATACGAGGGCGTCCCCCCCATGATGAGCGATAGCCGCGCTCTCATTGCTTCTTGGCAACCACAATCCGAACTCAATGGACGTATTATCCAAGAAAACAACTTGAAATCCAACTGGCAATATCGCAAATATATGATGGACAATGCCGACGTTATTCGCGAGTACAATGCTCGTGAAGCCTATACGGATGTTGGATATTACGAGCCCTACCAAGATAACAATGGCCAAGCCGTGCCAACATCAACCAACAAGCCCTATATGTATACTTCATTTAGCGATAATTCCAAGCCTATTGGATATCAGACGAGCGATCTAAAGCAACTCTATTTATCACGTGAAGAATTGAACTCGCGCAAGTTTGTTGCCGCCATTTCTACGAACCAACAATAACATCTTTTTCCAAGAAAACCTAATAAATATACTCGTCTATCATCTAGTATATTTATAGTAAATCGAGCTATGCGTCTTCTCAGTTTTGATATCGGTATTAAAAACATGGCGGTTTGTTTGTTCCATATTGATGAATCTACCAAGACATTTGCAGTGGAAGACTGGCAAGTGTTGAATATATCGGAATCCGCCGAGTTTACACCGCTCCCAACAACATCATGTACCTGTCCAAAAACCAAGCCAAAGAAAAAGAAGAATGATACAATTACCGAAATCTTGGAAAACGTCACTCTTTGTAACCGTTCAGCAAAGTATGAAAGAGATGGAACGTATTTTTGCGAAGCCCATGCCAAAGCGAGCGATGAATGGATCATCCCTACCAAAACCAATTCCGAATCTTCTTTGAAAAAGATGAAATTGGCTGAACTTAAATCATTGGCCGAGACATTGGATATAATAACAACCGACCATCTTGGTCTAGTTACCAAGAAGATGCTATTTGACGAGATTACGGCCTATTATGAAAACCGATTTTTCAATATTCTTGGAAAAGACGCGAAAAAAAATGCGGGAGAGATAGATTTAATTACCATCGGAAGAAATTTAAAGTCCCACTTGGACCTTTTTCTGCAAAATCGACCGGGTCCGATTACACACGTCATTATGGAGAATCAGATTTCAACCTTGGCGACGCGAATGAAGACGATTCAGGGAATGTTGGCTCAATATTTTATTATGATCGATACCGGTTCCGAAATAGACATTGAATGTATCTCATCTGCCAACAAACTCAAAGATTTTGAAAAGACAAACGATGCTTTTCCAAGAAATGACGGCGCCGTCTTGGAAAACGTATATAGGCAACACAAAATGGATGCCGTTGCTATTACCCACCGTCTCATTGAAAAAACGCCGAGTCTACTTTCTTGGAAAACGGCGGTGGAAGAAAGTAAGAAAAAGGACGATTTAGCCGATTGTTTTTTGCAGGGTCTTTGGTTTTTGAAACGCGAA